GAGAATCGGCGCAGGAAGGAAAGGCCGGATACCTCGCGCACCGCAACCTCAACAACTTCCGGCTGCGGGATGTGGTTGAACTGCTCAAACGGGTACGTGCCAACGTGATCTGGATGGTCTGCCCCGTAGGCATAGACGATCTCGCCAGTCGCACGGTCTTGCACAGCGTAGTTAGCCATTTTCGTACTCCGGTGCGTTTTGAGTGCCGCGCATTTCCGACACATAGGCCGCGGAGCAGTGGTTCGAGTCGCGGAAAATCCAGTTGATGAACTGCTCCATGCGCTTCCACTGCCGGCGGTGCGCCATGGCCGAAATGGTTTCGTCCGGCATCGTGCCGAACAGCAGCACGGCGAAGAACTGATCAATGGCGATCAGCACGCGGGTCAGGTAACTCATTGCTGCTCCAGGTCAGTTTCAATCTGGGTCGCCCGGGTGATATTCCCCTGGCCATCACGGGCCACCGTCGTTTCCGTCTTGCGTGCCGGCAAACTCAGTTGCACGGCAGCAGGCTGGACTTCGTTGGTGATCTGCACAGCCGGCGGCGCCACCTCTGCGGTGACATGGACGGTCGGCGCCGCCTGCTCGGGTACCTGAACGGTGTTATGCACCACGACGTCGGCCGGTTGCACATTGACCAGTGGTGCCGGCTGCTCGGGCAGCTGGTTGGTGATATTGACCATGCCCGGCGGCAGATGGATGTGCAGCGGCTGCGGCGGGGTCGGGGCTTCGGCAAACGCCAGCGGTCGCCCGCGCAGTTCGCCCTGCACGGCCGCCAGGCCCTTCAGCTCGGCCAGCGCAAAGGCAGCGCTCATCAGCTCGACCAGGCGGGCGCTGTCCTGGTCGCCAAAGGCGGCCAGCAGGCTGTCCTGCAGATCGTTCAGGTCGCTGGCGCCATCGACCAGGGCGGCGACGCTGGCCACCATGCTATCGACCGCCGGCTGGGCCGCCGTCGCCAGCCGACTGGCATCGGCGGCCAGCGGGTTATTGACGACTGGCGCTTCGGCAAACTCGGCCTTCTTCGCCGCCTCGGCCTGTTCGGCCGTATCAGCGGCAACCTGGTCGGCCTGCGCTTTTGGCGAATTTTCCGGGGTGACCGTAGCATTCGGCAAAACAGGAGGCGGCGCCGGCTCGGCGATGTCGCCTTCCTGCAAGTTGTAGCTGCGGATGAAGTAGGCCCGGGTCAGGTTGGCGCCGGCATCCTTCAGCGACTTGTCGCGCTCGGCCTGCAGCTTGTCGCGGGCTTCCTGGTCCCACAGTTCGAAGACCGGCGCCGCCGCGTTGCCCCAGTTGATCTCGACCACCCAGCGGATCAGCTGGTTGATGGCCGCCGCGACGATCTCGGCATCGCCATCGCGCAAATCGTCGGCAACCTCCAATCCGGCGCTGGCGCTGGCCTTGTTGCTGTTGGCCTCGGTCGTCTGGTTGGTGCCGGTCAGTGCGATGCTGACTTCGCTGCGGCAATACATCACCAGGCGCTCGTAAAGATCGGCGCTGGCGCTCTTGCCCGCCATCTCGACCAGTTCGACACTGCCATCGTCAGGAATGGTCGCCACGCCGTCCTGGATCAAAGCCTCCAGACTGTCGAGCAGTTCGGCGCGCTGTTCTTTCGTGGCGCCGCGCGGCAATTTGCCGACCGAGAAAGCGCTGCCGAATTTCTCGGTAAACGACAGCCAGAACTTGACCCCACCCTTCTTGAAGACGATCGGCCAGAAGCACATCGACAGGTCGGCGAAGCCGTAGGGGTTCTGGTACGTCGCATCCTGCCTTGGCAGCAGGAATTTCATCGGCGGCACCTCCTCGCCGTGCGCCGGGTTCTCGCGCGTCTTGAAGCGCAGCTGGTTTTCGGCGTCGAAGTGGAACCACTCGGGCGGCTTGCCGATCACCTCGGCGGGCACAACCAGATTGCCCACCTTCTTCCACATCACCTCCATCGGCTGGTAGCCGTAGAGCACGGCTTCCATGGCCTCGCCGATCAGGCGTTCGAGGTCGATATCGGCGAACAGCGCCTCGATCTCGCGATGCACGCGTGACTTTGCCCGGTCACGATCCAGCCCCCACTGCAAGGCCTTGACCGCCGACTTTCGGCGCCGCACGCAGCCACCGACATGAGCATCAGTCCGCAGCTCGCGATAAAGCTCGATGCGACCGCCACGGGCGCGCAGCACCGGGTCGGGGTTCGGCAAATAAAAGCCAAGCGCCGAAAAATCGATACTTCGGCTACGCAGGGCAATGTGATCGGAAAGTTTCATGAGCGGGGTTCCGTGGCGAGACCCCAGCTTATTTCCCCGGGTAGCAAGCGCCCGGGGGGAAGGCTTTCGGCGGCTAGTAGCCCGAAAGATCGACGCGTTCGCGCCGTGGTCGGCTATTGGCGAAGACCGGTCCGCTCGCCGTACCGGCCGCATGCTTGGCCAGCCCCAGCGCCCAAAACTCGTCAGCGTGGCCGTCCTGCGTGCGCTCGGCCGTAAAGCGGACATTGCCCGATGCCGTCACCTGTTTGGTCACCATGCGCAGCGCAGCGCGCGTCTGCGGGTCGTAGGGGATGCGCAGCTTCTTGTCTTCCATCGCGCTGCGGATCGGGTAGGCCAGCTCCTCTTTGACCTTCGGCGTGAAGGTCACCGCCTCGACCCGATTAACGCCAAACGCGTCCTGCGCATCGTCGGCCCAGCCGATACCTAGGCCGGTCGCGTCAATGCAGGTCCGGTCGCAGCGCGCCATCCACGGCCACAGAATCTTCTCCTGGTCGCTTTTGCGCATGTTCTGTAGGCGGATCACCGCACGCGTGTAGAGCACGTCGCCGAGCTGCTCCAAGATCCACAGCACCGTCAAATCCTTCTTGCGGCCGATGTCGATACCGGCATACAGGCGACCGGTCGAGCAGGTCTGCCAGTCGATCCCACTGGCGTACTCGGCCGAAGCGATCAGGTCGTATTCCAGGAAGGCAACATCGTCGTCGGCCGGATTGCACATGAATTCCTGCTGGAACGACTCCTCGTCGGCACAGCCGGAACGCACCAGGTCGAAATAGGCCGCCTCGTCCATGGCCTGGCGCTCGTCGTCGGCCGGCAGCATCTGCTGCAACTTGTAGAGAAAGCCCTGATCGAGCGCATCCTGCAGCGTAACGCGGTGCAGGCTGACCTTCTTCGGGTTGCCGTTCTCTCTAACTTCGCGGATCAGTAGGTTGAAGAAGTTTCGGCTACCGCGATGGGTCGAGATCGCCTCAAGGGCGCCGCCCCAGGTGATGCCGGGGTAGGCGATGGCCCATAGCGTGCGCGGATCCGGGTGCAGCGCGAATTCGTCGAGGACGCGGCCGCCGCGCTTGCCGGCCTGGGCATCCGGGTTGCTCGACATGCTGTGAATACGCCGGCCGCTGGCGAACTGCAGCACGAAGGCCGACAGCCGCTTGTCCGGGTCGATGACCACCTCGCCGAGGTCGGATGCGGCCATGCCCATGATCTTCGCCCACATCTTGCAGTCTTCGATGAACAGCCGCGCCTGCATGTCGTCCCGGCTGCTCACCCACTGGTCATGCCGAGCGCCGGCGGCGGCTGTGCGCTCATCGCAGGCATAGGCAGATGACCATGAAAGGCCGATCTGGCGAGCCTTCTCCATGATCTTGAGGCGCGACTGGTCGGTGATCCACTTGCTCTGATAGGGCAAGAAAATACTTTCCGGGTCGGCCGGGATGATCTTGGCGTTGCCCTTGGCCATCAGCCGATCCCCAGCGCCTGACGAATGAGCAGCTTCGTCTCTTCCGTCACCCCGCCCTTGTTGCCCATCGCGTCGAGCTTGGCCTTCTGCTCGGCGAGCAACTCGGCACGGATACGCTCTTCAACCTCGACCTTGAACTTCTTCTGCACGATGCTCGCCCGGGCCAGCGTCGCGATGTTCTTCGCCGCCTTGCTCATCATCCCCAGCTTGTCGGCCGGCGTCAGTTCATCGTCGTCGGCCTCCTGGATCGCGATGATCGAATCGAACATCTCAGTCTGCACCAGGGCGATCACCGCCTCGCTGCGCGCGTCCTGGTCGTCGCCGGCGGCCTCGGTGATCATCTTGGCCGCCTCGGTGCTGGCCTTGATCGCCGCCATGCGCCGCTCGATCTTCTGGCCGTGGCGGTGGATGGCGCTCCGGCTGATCTCCAGCCCTTGGCTGCGCAACCAGTCTTCCAGCCCCTGATAGCCGGTGAAGCCCTGGGCGATCAGCCGGGCGTCGAGCGCCCGACGAACGTCATCAGGCAGCCCGGTGATGCTGGAGTTATGGCCCATGATCAGCCCCAGTACTTCACCGGCCGCGCAATGCCCGGCTCGCAGTCGACCGTGTATTCCGCCAGGTCGGTGCCGAAGCGGGTCAAGTCGCCCCACCAACGGCCGCTCGGCTCCTTGCGCAGCTTGACCAGATCGCGGTCGGCCAGGTAATCGAGTTGCTGGCGCACCTCCATCGGCGTCACATCGGGGTAGATGGCGCGCATCGTGCCCTGGATGATCTCCTCGCAGAGCTCCTCCGGACGGGCGTTGTAAAGCGCCAGGATCAGATACCAGCGCAGGCTTTCACGGCGCACCTTGGCGGCGTCGATGTTCATTTAATGGCTCCTTTGAGCAGTATGTTTTCCTGGCGAACGGCAATCGCGTCCAGCTTGGCTTCGATGACGGTCTGGTTGCGCACATAGTCGTCGCGCATCACATAGGTCATCGGCAGATCGGCCTTCCATTCCAGGAAGTCACGCTCGATGCGCACCCATTCCTTGGCCGAGTTTTCGAGGTAGGTAAAACGCTGATCCCAGTGCTCCGAGGCCGTCTGCCGGGCGGTCTCCAGCGCTGAGAAGCGCTGATCCAGGCTCTTTTCCTGCGTCTCGGCGCGTTCAGCCTGATGCTTTTCAAACTGCCACAAAATGACCTTTCCAAAGGCGCCGACGCAGCCGAAGAAGGCCAGCAGCAGCGTGATCAGGTGCCACAACTCAATCTGCACCATCATTCCGCCATCCCCCAATCGAAGGCCGAGCGCTTCTCGATGTCGCGCTGACACTCGACGCAGGTTTGCACACCAGGCACAGCCAGTCGGCGCCCTTCCGGGATCTTGCCGTCGCACATCGTGCAGACCAGGGCGCTATCACCTGCCGCTGGCTGCACGCGGTGAGCCTGTTCGGCCAGGGCGTCCTGGCGCATCTCAAGTTCGCGCTCCTGGGCGCGGTCGAAAATGTCGGTCACTCGGTTTCCTTGTAAAAATCGGCTATGGCTTTAAGCCGGCCGCGGCAGGTGTCGTAGCTGCGCTGGCATTGGCCGATCCAGAGCCCGACATCGGTATCGGTGGCAAAGGCGGCATCGGGGCGTACAGGCTCGCCGGGGGCTTCAGGCGTAGCGGCGGGCTTGAGGCTGGCGGCGCGGTTGAGCACCCGGACAGCAGCGCCATCAAGGCAGCGGCGGCCAGTCGTGAGGCGGCGGATGGCATCGTCTTTCTCCTGGGTCAGTTGCAATAGAGCGTTTTCGGTATTGGCCAGCTGTGCCGATAGGGCGTCACCGCGCAACACGGCCGCCTGCAGGTCTTCGGTTGCCTTCCGTGATGCTTTCGCCTCAGCGGCCTTTTGCGTGCCCTTGAGCCGCTCGATTTCGGTATCCTTGCGCCAGCCTTCGACCGTCCAGCCGCCCGCAAAGCAGGCCACGGAAAGCGCTATGGCGACGAACATCTGCGTATTCATCGCCGGCCGCCCATGCAGCGCTTGTACTCGCCCTGGCGGCGATTCCACAGGCCGCTGCAGCCACTGCCGGCCAGCGAACAGTCGCGGCCCTGGAAAAAGCGCCAGCGCAGGATCTCGGCGCAGGCGGCGGCGTAGTCCATGGCATTGGCCTTGCGCACCAGCGACGAGTTACAGAAAGCCGCCTCGCCGATGTTGTAGGCCAGGCTCACATAGGCGTCGTATTCGTTCTGCGCCAGCGGTACCGTCACGCACTGGCGCAGCGCCCCTTCGAACTGCTCGACATCCTTGAGCGCCCGGGCCAGCGCCTTGGGCGGCGTCGTCCGGTCGCCGATCTGGACGGCGCTGCCGTCATCCCGGGTCGTGCTGCCGAAGCCGATGGTTGGTTTGTCGCCAGGCACCGGGATCACTGCCTTGTCGGTGTAGCCCTCGGTCGCCACGATGCCGATCAGGGCAGCGGCTGACAACGCCAGATAGATCGGGGCAAAGCGGCGTTCGCCGATGTCGCTGCTCATTTGGCGACGGCTTTTATGTCCGGCGAAGCCGAACGATATCCCATGGACTGCGTTACGTTGCTGGCCAGGTAGGCGGTCAGGTCGGCGATCACCACCGCCGAATAGACGCCATCGGCAATGTGGCCGCCCAAGACCAGCCCGGTGGCGCTGGCCAGAACCAACAA